GGCTTGTTGTATCGTGTCTTCATGATCTTACACTGTGCTCGGATACCACTCACTTCACCGCCTGTGAGCTTGTTACCCATCTCATCTTCCTTGAGCTTGAGCTTGCGCATGGCCAGCACAATGCTTGAGGCATAGATGGGACCCTGTCCACCACTGATCACATCATCAGGGTTGAACATGTCCTGGCTGGCATATGAGTGGTTGGTGCAAACCATACCCACGTCATATTCACCAAACATGTTCACACAGTTGCGCACCAGTGCAGCCAATGCCTTGGGCTTGCGACCCATATCGCCCTTGAGATCACCAGCTTCAAACTGATTCACGTCAGTGGGTGTGAGCATCATGCCCAAACTGTCAATCACAAACAGCACACGGGGACGAAGATCTTCATCCACGCTGCCATACTGAGTTTTGTAGTCCTTCATGAAGTCGCTGATCAGCTTGGCAACATCGTCAATCATGGCCATGTTGGCCTTGAGCAACTTGTCCTCGCTGGTGTCCACATCCAATGCCTTGAGCCAGCTTTCATCCAGAGCGTTTTCAGTATCAATCAGCACCACAAACACATCTTTCTTTTGTGCGTTGGCTGTGATATTACCTGATGCAAGAAAACTCTTGCCTGATCCACTCTGGCCACCCAGCATGGTCACCTTGCCCAGCGGAATACCACCGTCACGGAAACGGCCGCTGATTGCATAGTTGAGTGCATAGTTGCCAGTGCTGATCCACACCTTGGGGTCACGAAACCCCACACTCAAACCAGGGATGTTCTTTGTGATGTCCTTGCGGAACTTGCTTAAATCTAATGCTTTCATAATTCATCCTTGTCATAGAGAGTTCAAGTGTGATAGATTTCTCTATCACACTTGCAGTGTTTTAGGCGCCGCCGTTTTGCTTGCGACGGATGGCTGCCAGGATATCCTGTGGATTTGTGAGCTTCTTGGCTTCACCAGCTGGTTCAGCCTTGGAGGCTGGCTTTGTTTCCATATCAAAAGGTGGCTCATCCTCTTCAGCGGCCTTGGGGGCACGGATGTTGAGGTTTTTGGTGGGGATATTCACCTTGGGGGATTCCTCACGAGCAGCACCACCTGATGTGTCTGCATCAGTCTTCAAGCCATAAGGCTTGTAAAACTGGGCATACTTGTCAGGATCATAGGGCTTCTCATCCACACTGTCATGGAACATGGACATGATCGCTTGCAGATGATCTTCATCTGGCTTCTTGGGCAGGAACTGGCTCAAGTTATACAAACCATGCTTTTCAATAGCTGCCAGTTCTTCTTCAGTAAGTGCGCTTTCGCGACGTGCCCATGCGCTCTGACCATAGTCAGCATACTGACCCTTGGTGCCCTTGACCAGACGGAAATCCAAGCCCTTTTCATATTCAACCGGGCTGTTTTCAATTTCCTGGTCCATGAACACAGTCTTGATGCGATCAAACACGCTGGGGTTGATCACAAACCGACGGATTGGATTCTCATGTGTATTGCTTGCGTCTTCTGCATTTGGATTCTGACGCACAAAGCCCTGGAACAGGAAGCTCTTCTTCCTCCAATACTTGCGGGCCATGTCTTCCAGATCCTTGCCACCCTTCCACCAAGGACGGATTTCTGCATTTATTGGGCAGCTACCAGGCTTCCACATGTCCATGCATGGAACCTGCACTTCAGTTGCACGGCTTGAGCTATCGCCCTTGATGCCTGGAAAGGGTAGCTTGATGATAAGCCGTTCAGCCCAGAAGAAGTCGTTGCTGGTATCGCCGTCAGGTAGGAATCGGAGTGTTGCTGTGCTGCCTTCTGGGTTGTTCCAGAATGGATAAGTGGCGTTGTCTCCACCACGTGTGCCGCCAGCTGTGCGGTCTTTATTCGATTGTTGTGCTAGTAGTTTTTCACGGATTTGAGCTAAATTGAGTGCCATTATTTTTTCCTTTTATGTGCCATATATGTTTTAAGAAAGCAAGCTGAATGTTCCATCAGCTTGCTTACAAGTATATTTATCCATCCAGCATGGATCAAACAATTTTATCTGATTTTTTTGAGTTTTTCTAGAGCGGAATTGATACCGTCCAGGGTGCTTTTGGGGTCCTGCTCAAAACTGGCTTCCCAGTTGGGAACATTGTCTTTTAGGTTCAAATAAACTTCACGGGGATCTTCACTTTCTGCATCCTCAGATGCTGCTTCCACATCGCGCAGAACGTCAGCGTCTTTCTCAAAGATCACATCACTATCAAATTGTCTAAACCAGTTTTCCATTACCTTCTGCTCACGGAACCATTGAGGTTGAATAATATCATCATCCCAAGAGTAGGCTGGCATGCTTTCAGGTTCAACTTCCACATCTGGTTCCACATTTATCACACTGTTCATTGCAGCAGCCGCGTCTTCTGCGCCATCGGGCCAATTCAGCATGGTTGGTTCTCCAGCAGCAGCTTTCCAGGAGTTCACGTGATCACTGGCTTGATCTATGCCTGTGGCATAGCTGTGACTTTGAGCAATTCGGCGCAATAGGGTTTTGATTCCTTGTGCCAGAGTTTCAGCCTGAGATTGAGTAGTTTCATCACCATTTGTTTGCAGCCATTTGCGAACTTTGCGCATTTGCATAAGAGTGCGGATCAGATGATGGATCATCTCTCCCTGATTATCCCAGGGCCCATTTCCCTGCTCTATGTGCTGTGCTAGTGCTCTAGCACCAGTTATATGCTTCCAAGGACAACGATAGCGGCTGCCATCAGGAGCGTGGATGAAAATGTCCTTGATCCTGGTCCAGCGCGGAGTATTTTCTGAATCGTCCAGCTGATGGCTGTGACGGATCACCACTTGTGTTTCACCAATGTTCATGCGGCTGGTTCTGGTGCTGCCAGTCCAGGAACTTTCAGTTACTTCGGAAGGATTCACGTGATGAACAAAGTGTTTGGGTTGTAAAGTTTTACCGTATATGTAAGTATCAAAACTATGATCGTACAAATTGTGTTGCTTTAGCGTGCTTTTCATCTGAGTTGTCAACTTCATGGGTGTAGTTTGACTACAGTAAAACTTAACCAAGGGCTTGGCTGGTTTGCCTTTGGTATAGCCCAAAGTCACCATCAACTTTGCAGGATCACTGTAAAGGAATGTGGATTGATCAGCATTGTAAACACGCTTGCCCTTGTTGTCATACATGAAGATTTCATGTCCTTGACCAGTCAGCAGCTTGAAAATTTCTTCAGCCATCCAGGAATTCGCTATATCAGACATAATTTATCTCTCAACGTTTAGACTATTTAAGTAATAAGGTTACCATCCCACACTAACAGGCATAGGCTCAACCAAGTCTTGTAGATCCTGTAGGTCCTGATCCACGAATTTTTCGGCAGTTCTGTCATCCCATTTGCTGATTTGTTGACTCATGCGCACAATCAGCAAAGTGGCACTCACCAAGTCATCATGCTCTCCTGACTTGCCTGCAAAGCTGTCACCCTTACTAACATAATTCTTGATTTGACTTATCAGAGCTTTACTGCGGATTTGCATTTTGTTGCTTTCCACCAAACTCTTGAATTTGACCACTGCTTGGCTTTTACTGCGAACATTCGTGTTGTATCCTCTACGCACCACATTATTGGTGCTCACATCGCTCATTAGCTGTGCAGGGATGATATCCAAACCCACTTCATTCAATAGTTCTGTAACACTTTGGCCTACTGCATTATTTTCAAAAGTCCAAAACAACTCTGGTTCACCAATCTGATCTGGAAGTCTGCGAATTTCCTTGTCCAGCCACTGGCATGTTTGGATCACCACCTTTAACTGACTGGCCACATTGCTTTTGTTGTGCATCCATTCTGCTACCTGCACCATGTCGGGCAGCCTCCACACTTGAACTGCACCATAATCTTTACCCACACCTGCACTGGGATCCAATCCCACCAAATAGATACTGTTGGCTTGGGGCCGTTCAAACCAACGTATTTCCTGTGTTTTGAACAATGGTTCTTGGTTGACAAGATTTGCCAAAACCTTACTATCAATCAGCGTGTCTTCAGCACTCAAAAATTGCAGTTCATATTCACGTGCAAACTTCTCATAGCCAATTTTGGCACGCTCTTTGTTAGCCCAATCTTCATCTCTTTCAGGATGTTGATCCCAGGTGGCTTTGAAGGCCTTGAAGCCGTTGGCGCCCAGTCCATCTGCTCTTTCATTGCCAAATTCGTCCAGTGTTTTGTTGGCAGCATACCAAATGTTGGCAAAAGTATCTTCATCACCATTGGGAGTGCTTGTAATAATACACTTACCACCTGTGGCAAGTGTGGGACTGATTGCTGTCCAGAACTCTTCGGCAATCCTGCTTTTTACGAAAGCCATCTCATCACAGTAAAGCAAGCTGATAGCTTTACCGCGACCTGCATCTGCTGTGGTAGTGGTGCTCTCTATCTTGCTGCCGTTATCAAACTGTATCTTTTGCACGTTCCAGATGACCACACCAGGACGTAGCCAGTCAGGAAGTTCTTCGTAGGCAAATCGAACACGATCCATGATTTCAGTGGCAGCTTTGAACTTGTTGGCTGCTATAAGCACATTCACGTTGTTTTGAAAAATACTGAACCAGATAATGAATGCGGCTGCGCTTGCTGTTTTGCCCAGCTGACGACTACACATGGCAATAACTTGGCGATTGGATGCAAAAGTTTGCAACATGTCCACCTGGTAGTCATATAGATCAAAAGCTATTTTGCCTTTGGTGGGATGCTGAACCCAGATATAATTCCTGCAGAAATATACAGGATCCATTGCGCA